AATAATGAAGCTTAGTCAGGAGGCTATCGCAGGACAGCCTGTATGACGAGGAGGTGCAATTTTGAGAAAACTAAAAAAATACACGCCTACTAAATTTATGGCAAAGGGATCGTATTACGATAAAGATTCCGCAGATTACGCCGTCAGCTTTATAGAACAGCTGCGGCACACAAAGGGAGAATTCTATAATCAGCCCTTTGAACTGATCGACTGGCAGGAGCGTATTATCCGTGATATTTTCGGAACTATCCGTGCTGACGGATACAGACAATTCAATACGGCGTACATCGAGATATCGAAAAAATCCGGCAAAAGTGAGCTTGCTGCCGCAGTCGCTCTGTATATGCTTTGTGCAGACGGCGAGCAAAGAGCCGAGGTTTACGGTTGTGCCGCTGACAGAGATCAGGCTTCTCTTGTTTTTGATGTTTCCTGCGATATGGTGCGGCTCTGTCCTGCACTGCGGAAACGCTGCGATATAAGACCGAGCCGGAAAACGATACATTTCACACCGACCAATAGTACATACAAAGCATTATCCGCCGATGTTGCAGGCAAATCGGGTGTCAATGTTTCGGCACTTATTTTCGATGAACTGTGGGTGCAAAAAGACAGGAAGTTTTTTGATATGATGACGAAGGGAACATCAGATGCAAGAAAAAATCCTCTGCACTTTATCATAACGACTGCCGGAAACGACACTCACTCTATCTGCTATGAGCTTCATCAAAAGGCAATGGATATTATTTCAGGGCGCAAGGTTGATCCTACCTTCTACCCCTGCATTTATGGTGCGGAGGAGAATGAGGACTGGACTGACCCGAAGGTCTGGAAAAAGGCTAATCCATCACTCGGTATCACAATAGGAATGGATAAGGTACAGGCGGCTTGTAATTCGGCACAGCAGAATCCGGGAGAAGAAAACGCATTCCGGCAGCTCCGTCTTAATCAGTGGGTAAAGCAGGCTGTCCGATGGATGCCTATGGAGAAATGGGATAAATGTGCCTTTGCGATAAACACCGAGGAGCTTGAAGGTCGTGTTTGCTACGGCGGTCTTGACCTGTCAAGCACTACTGATATAACGGCTTTTGTACTCGTTTTTCCTCCGACCGATGAGGACGACAAATATTATGTCCTGCCCTATTTCTGGATACCGGAGGATAATATTGATCTCCGAGTAAAGCGAGATCATGTTCCCTATGATATATGGGAGCGACAGGGCTTTCTGGAAACAACGGAAGGAAATGTTGTTCATTACGGCTATATCGAAAAGTTTATAGAACGTCTTGGTGAACACTTCAATATCCGAGAGATAGCCTTTGATAGGTGGGGTGCCGTTCAGATGGTGCAGAACCTTGAGGGTATGGGGTTTACCGTTGTTCCATTCGGACAAGGGTTTAAGGATATGTCGCCGCCAACAAAGGAGCTTATGAAGCTGACGCTTGAACAGCGAATTGCTCACGGCGGACACCCTGTTCTGCGGTGGATGATGGACAACATATTCATCCGTACCGATCCTGCCGGAAACATAAAAGCCGACAAGGAAAAATCAACAGAGAAAATTGACGGAGCTATCGCAACGATCATGGCTCTTGACCGTGCTGTGAGGTGCGGAAATGTCAATACGGAAAGCGTATATGACAGCCGTGGAATACTTTTTATTTGAAGGGAGAGTAAAACAATATGGGATTTTTGAACCGGATATTCAGGAGCAGAGATGCACCGAAAAATGCCACAGCCGGCAGCGGATACAGCTTTTTGCTTGGCACTGCAACAAGCGGAAAAGCCGTCAATGAGCGTTCTTCAATGCAGATAACGGCGGTGTATTCCTGTGTGAGGATTTTATCGGAGGCGATTGCAAGTCTGCCTCTGCATCTCTACAAATACACTGATACAGGCACTGCTAAAGCTACCGAACATCTTCTGTATTTTTTACTGCATGATGAGCCGAACACGGAAATGACTTCTTTTGTTTTCAGGAAAACACTAATGACTCACCTTTTATTGTGGGGCAACGCCTACGCACAGATCATCCGCAACGGCAAGGGTGAAGTGCTGGCACTGTATCCTCTTATGCCCGACAGAATGAATGTTGACCGTGACGAAAGCGGAAACATTGTCTATGAATATATGGTCAGTCAGGAGGATGCGCCGATAAACCAAGGAAGCACAGTCAAGCTGTCACCTGCGGAAGTGCTGCATATTCCAGGACTGGGGTTCGATGGGCTTGTCGGTTATTCTCCGATAGCAATGGCGAAAAATGCGATAGGTCTTGCAATAGCTACAGAAGAATACGGTAGTAAGTTCTTTGCAAACGGTGCGACACCGAGCGGCATACTTGAATTTCCGGGAACGGTCAAGGAGCCTGAGCGTGTGCGTGAAAGCTGGAATAAGGGCTTCGGCGGCGAAAACAAACATAAGGTGGCCATTCTGGAAGAAGGGGTACACTACTCTCCGATCTCGATATCTCCGAATGAGGCACAGTTCCTTGAAACAAGGAAGTTTCAGATAGACGAGATAGCGAGGATATTTCGTATACCTCCGCACATGATAGGCGACCTTGAAAAATCCAGCTTTTCAAATATTGAACAGCAAAGCCTTGAATTTGTCAAATATACTCTTGACCCGTGGGTAGTGAGATGGGAACAGTCTATCAAACGAACTTTGTTATTGCCTGATGAAAAAGGGACATACTTTGCAAAATTCAATGTTGACGGGCTACTCCGTGGTGACTATCAAAGCCGTATGAACGGTTATGCAACAGCAAGGCAGAACGGCTGGATGTCGGCAAACGATATACGAAGTCTTGAACAGCAAGACCTGATACCGGACGAGGAGGGCGGTAATCTGTATCTCGTCAACGGAAATATGCTGCCCTTAAAACAGGCAGGCAGTTTTTACAATAACGGAGGTGAAACAAATAATGGATAAGTTCTGGAAATGGAAACAGAGAAAAGTTATCAATCAGGATAACACTGAAAGTACCGAAAGAGTGCTTGAACTGCGTGGGACTATCGCTGAGGAATCTTGGTTTGCAGATGATGTAACGCCTAAGATTTTCAAAGACGAGCTGCTTTCCGGCAAAGGTGACATTACGGTATATATCAATTCTCCGGGCGGCGATTGTGTAGCTGCGGCGCAGATATACAATATGCTGTCGGAATATCCCGGCAAGGTCACGGTGAAAATAGATGCCATTGCAGCATCTGCGGCAAGCGTTATCGCTATGGCAGGAGATACTGTTTTAATGTCGCCTACCTCTATGATGATGGTTCATAACCCGGCGACAATCGCTTTCGGAGATCATAACGAAATGCAGAAAGCCATTGATATGCTTGCGGAGGTCAAGGAAAGCATAATCAATGCCTATCAGCTGAAAACAGGGTTGTCCCGTGCAAAGCTGTCAAAGCTGATGGAAGCGGAAACCTGGATGTCGGCGCATAAGGCCGTGGAGCTTGGCTTTGCGGATGATATTTTCGGCAGAAATGCAAATGGCAATCAGGATGAAACGGAAACGAACGAGGAACCTGACGAGACCAAACAGGAAAATAAACCCGATGAAGAGGAGCTGAAAAAAGCTGCCTCTTTTTTATTTTCCCGAAAGACTGTCAATGCAAGCCTGATGAACAAGCTGACAAAGAAAAATGAAACAAACGGTCATTCTGTCGCTGAGATATTTGACCGTCTGGATACAATTCAAAAATTTATATGAGGAGGATTTTATATGACTGACAGAGAAAAATTCTTAAACACAGCAAAGACCTATATCGGAAAGGATGGCTACTATGTGTGTCGCACAAAGCTGCGTCTCGGTGCTGTTTACGACTGGTGTGCTTTCTCAGTGTCCGTTATCATGAAGGACTGCGGATTTATCGGAAAGTACATAAAGGCTGTTGAGGGCGGCGCCGGGAGCATTCCCCGCGCGTCTGACGGAACATACGGTACATGGTTCAGGAAGGGCGCAATGCCGCCTCAGCCCGGAGATCTGTTTTTCCTTCGCTACGCTGATTATCCTCAGCAGGATAAATACTTCTGTGACCATGTCGGGATCGTTGAAGTTGTTAACGGCACTGAGATAACTACCCTTGAAGGTAATGTCGACGGCTACGGCTACAACTGGGCAAGCACCTCGTCCTTCAAGAGAAAAACAAGGAGCCTTAACGACAGCAATGTCTATTCCTTTTATCGTCCGAAATGGCATGGTAGTACCTCCACGGGTACAACGACAGGAAAGAAGTCTGTGGATGAGCTTGCAAAGGAAGTTATTCAGGGCAAATGGTCTGCCGGAGATGAGCGTAAGCAGAAGCTAACCGCAGCCGGATATGATTACAGTGCCGTTCAGAGCAGAGTAAATGAGCTGCTTTCAGGCAAGGTGCAGAAAAAGAAAACTGTTGACGAGCTTGCCCGTGAGGTCATCCAAGGCAAATGGGGCGCAGGAGATGACAGAAAAAATCGTCTGACTGCCGCAGGCTATGATTACTACGCTGTTCAGAATAGAGTAAATCAGCTTATGAATTAAGGAGGAATTCTACTATGACTATTTTAGAAATGATCGAAAAGAGAAATCAGGCTATCGAGGCAGCTCGTAATTTTGCGGCTGCACACAAGAATGACAAGGGTGTTCTCAGTGATGAGGACTATGCCGCATATGAGCAGATGGAAAAGGATATTCAGGATATTTCCCGTGAGATCAGCCGTATGCAGAGAGAGGACGCTCTGGAGCAGGAGCTTTCCAAGCCGATAAATACTCCGCTTACTTCAAAGCCATTTAAGGGTGAGATCGGCGGCACCGGCAGAGCAAGCGAGGAATACAGAAAAGCTATGCTCGGTGCTTTGCGTTCAAACTTTGCCGATGTTTCCAATGTCCTGCGTGAAGGTTCGGATGCAGACGGCGGTTATCTTGTACCGGAGGAATACGACAAGAGGATAATTGATGTGCTTAACGGCGAAAACATAATGCGTACCCTCGGCACGAAAATTAAGACAAGCGGTGACCATAAGATCAATGTCGCTGCAACAAAGCCTGCTGCATCCTGGATAGATGAGGGCGAAGCTCTTGTATGGGGAGATGCAACATTTGACCAGATCTTGCTTGATGCCCACAAGCTCCATGTCGCTATCAAGGTCACTGAGGAGCTTCTGTATGACAACTCATTCGGTCTTGAAAACTACATAATCACACAGTTTGGCAAGGCGCTTGCAAATGCCGAGGAGGATGCTTTCCTTAACGGCAACGGCAGAGGTAAACCGACAGGTATCTTTGCGGCAACAGGCGGCGGTGTTATTTCCGCAACGACCACAACACTCAAGGGTGATGACATTATAAACCTTGTGTATGCCCTTAAGCGTCCGTACCGTAAGAAGGCAGCGTTCATTATGAACGATAAGATACTGGCAACCGTCCGCACCCTTAAGGATTCCGAGGGACAGTATCTGTGGCAGCAGTCATTTAAGGAGGGTGAGCCGGAAAGACTGGCGGGTTATCCTGTCTATACCTCTGAGTATGCTCCGACCAATATGATCTCATTTGGTGATTACAGCTATTACAATATCGGCGACAGAGGTACCCGTTCTTTCAAAAAGCTGACTGAGCTTTTCGCAGGAAATGATATGGTCGGCTTTGTCGCAAAAGAGCGTGTTGACGGAAAGCTTGTTCTTCCCGAAGCCGTGCAGATACTGATAATCGGCGGCACTACCGGAAAGGTGACTAAGCCCTGATGAGGTGATCGAATGACTGTATCCGTAAAGGAAGTAAAGAATTTCCTTCGTGTGGATCATAACGAGGAGGATGCGCTTATCCGCAGCTACATTTATGCTGCTGAGGCGCTCTGTCTGGACATTCTGCGCACAGATGATAAGACGATCCTTAAAAGCGCAAAGAATGCAAAAATAGCGGTGCTTTATGCAATCGCATATTTTTACGAACACAGAGAAGAAGCTGATTACAAGGCTCTGA